AAAGTATTGTTAGAGTAACCACTCAGGGTGTTAATCTTCGTGTCAAGAGTTGAACCAGTTGCAGCTAAGTTAGTGTTCGTAGTGTTAATCTTCGTGTCAAGAGTTGAACCAGTTGCAGCTAAGTTAGTGTTCGTAGTGTTGATCTTCGTATCAAGAGTTGAACCAGTTGCAGCTAAGTTAGTGTTCGTAGTGTTGATCTTCGTATCAAGAGTTGAACCTGTAGCAGCTAGGTTTGTTATCGTAGCGAAAGTATTGTTAGAGTAACCACTCAGGGTGTTAATCTTCGTGTCAAGAGTTGAACCAGTTGCAGCTAGGGTACTGTCGGAATAACCACTTAGAGTGTTAATCCTATTGTTTAATAAGGCTCCAGTAGCGGCAATTTGCCCACTTAGTAAAGTAAGGTCAGTGTTGCTTGAATCTAGTTGCCACATCACGCCAGAAGGCGTAGACGTTAATACATAGCCAGATGGTCCTATTGTATTATTAACATCAAATATGAAACCGGAAATTTGAATTCCCGTTGTGAGAAGTTCATCTATAGCAAATTGAGCCATTTGAAAACCTTATTCCTTACCTATAATTACACAAAAAAATCTTTAGCCCTCAAAAAAGAGAGCTAAAGATTGTGTTTTTAATATTTTAGTTTAATATCAGACCTGCATCTTTGGGAATGGAGGAATCTCAGGAGCTTGAGTATTATTCAATACTCCTTGAAGAGCCGCAGTACACTTATCAAGGTACACATGCTCATCATAACTCAATCGACTCTGGCGAGCTAGACCTACAAAAGTATTTAGCGCAACTTGTGGCGTAGGATCTGGCAAGTCCCTTATGGATGGAGGCTGCTGTGGTGGCTGTTGATTAGTTTGGTCCATATATATTATATATTATCTTCCTTCGGCTAAAATTCTTTTGGCTGAATCAGAAACATTATTATCAAGAACTCTATTTGTACCGGATACTTTTAAATAAGAATTATTATGACGCCGAAATTCATTCAAAAGTCTTTCTCTCAGCATTTTCATGTTATCAACTGGGAGAAGATTCATTTTGACTGCATGACTTTGAAGATCGCTCTTAGTCATAGCATTTAGTTGACTCCAATATTCTTCCTCGTTAAAAGTACCGTACTTGTCTGAACCAGCATCACCAAGAATCTGGTCAAGAGTTTGATATTGCTTTTCTTCAACTTGACCATGAGTTTGACTCATGTCTTCTAATACTTGCTTCTTTTTTTTAGCCATACCTTATAATACTATATATAAATAAAAATATAAAATAAAAAACCCCAGAGGAGTTACCTCTGGGGTTAAAACTGCGATAGTTTTTTAGCTGGTGATTACACCACCGATAGCGCGAGCGTCGATACAAATACGACCCTCTTCCAAGAAGCCGTAGAAGCCAGTCTTCTCGGCGCGAGAAACGAATTGATCATCAGGCAGAACGCTGAGTTGTCCACCGCTCTCAGCGTTTGTAGCAACTGGGCGGATAAATGCATCACGGCTCAAGTCAAGACCAATTGAGAGGTCATGAGAAGCAGTGGCGAAAGTAATGGCATTAGAACCATTAATGTCAGGATATGTAGTTACGTCGAAAGAGTCAAACAAGGTGTTATACTTTTGACTCTTACCGAGTTCAACAAGTTCGACAATATTAATACCGAACAAGCTCTCCATTCCGCCGCCTCTGTAGATCTCAGTGCGAACTTCTTCAGACAATTGAGTTTGAGTAGTACTAGAAGTTGCGAAGAGAGGATTGAATGAGAAAGAGCGAATCTTAGCCTTGATTTCAGGACTAATAAAGAGATCGGTCAATCCACGGGCAGAAGCATCAGAAGGAGTACCGCCAGCAAATGAAACGTTAATTCTCTTAAAGCGAAGAATCAAGTCATTCAAACATCCCATATCGAAAGCTCTTGCACCGCCAGTTGGAGCAATAAGATGCTTAAGGGCACCAGAAGCGGAGAAAGAAACTGAACGACCATCCTTAGTAGCAGCAGCACCAAGGGCCTTTAGAATAACAGCCCAAGCATTGCGCTCTTGCTTAACAAGAACCTCTTGAGCCATACGATCCAAAGCTCCGCTAACTACGTCGAGGCGAGCTTTACGGGCGTACTTCTTGTTGAAAGAAACGGCAGAGTCAAGACGATAAGTAGCGATCTTTAACTCTTGAACTGGTTGATCGGTGTAGTTGGAGGGCAAGCCACCAGCAACACTTTGGGACCAAATAGAAACCAAACCAGCAGCCTCGTTGTAATATAGGTCAAGAGGATAAGAAGGACTATCGTCTTCGTTATACTCCATGTCTCTATAAATCATGCTGGCAGTACCAGCTTGAGCGAGAACCTTTTGAATTACTGGTCCGACGAAAGCGGCCAAAGCTTCCATAGCCTCGGCAGATTCAACGACATTGCGAGAACCAACTTTCTTAATTAGCTCTACTTGTTCGGGTGTATTTTTTAATTTAAGTCTCATATGATTGTGTTAGTTGATGTGTTAACTTAATGGATTATAGGTCGAGGTTAAGGAGTGCGTATCCGTCATCATCAGCAGAGCCGAGATAAGTTCCAACTTTTGCACCACCACTTCCGCCATAAATAGCGGCATTGGTTTCAAGCTCACCATTGGTATTAATGAATGCACTATTACCAGCGGTAGCACCAGTAGCGTAGGCGAGAATAATACCACGCTTGAGTACAGGAACAGTTTGCCCAGAAACGACTGCGTTGAGTTCAGCAGCCTTACGAGGATTGAATATGAGTTTCTCACCGTTTTCGTCTGTTTCGCGGACATCATTGAGTAGAAGACCGATGACTTTACCATTGTCACCAGTACTAGCGGTTGTAACGCGAGCAGTGGTTGAATAGCGATCAGAAACTACGTTAGAGTAAGAAGCTCCAACAGCAGTAGCTGAAGTAATGTTTAGAACATCATCGGTATTTTTCCAACCGTTTCCGAGAACCTTAACGAAAGTTCCCTTGTTTACAGTTTCGAGATCAAAAGCAAACATGTTAATAACTTCATGCTCGCCATAACCGCGAAATGGTTTAATTAATCTTTTAGTAGATGAATATGCCATAGTGTTATCCTATTGTTGTTTTATTTATTTTATTTTATTTTGTAATAACGAAGCCTTCGTCATTAAAAGCTGATTGGTATTTTTGCTTTAATGTTTTTGATGGATTAACAATACCAGCAGTGATCGCGTCATTTTGCTGAGTTCCATTGCTAATAGCGTCATCAACGACAGTAGCATTTTCGGCAGAAGCAACAGTCTCTTGGGTCTCAGTAGCCATAGTCTCTTTCTTCTCTTCTTTTGGCATCTTTGAGGCTTTATAAGACTTGTTCTTCTCCTTCATTAAAACGCCCATCTTTTTCTTGTAGGCGGCGAAAGAATCTTCATCCAAATCTCTGATATCGTTAGCAATTACTTCCCTATCTTCAGTATCAAGATCGAACTCTTCATCTAGTCCAGCCATTCTGGAAGAGAATAGTTCTTGCTTCTCCTTAGAAGCTTTTTCTTGTTGTAGAGTTTCTAAAGATTGCTTGAGAGCCTCAAGTTCTTTCTTTAAGTTTTCAGAATCAGAAGAGAGACTAGCAAATTTCTCTTCGGCGTTCTTGACTGCATCTTCTTTAGCTTTTTGTTCAGCAGCGAATTTCTCGGAAGCCTCTTTTAGTTGCTCTCCAATAAAATCCCTGATAGAAGAAGCGGTTGCTTCTTTGAGCAACTCATCAGTAATTTGAGATACTTCAGATATTTTCATATTCTTTCTTTCGATAATTACATTAGAATCTAATGTTTGTGAAATTTCTTCTGCTTTTTGCTCTACTATTTTTTCGGATTCAGGTTTTTTAACACTAACACCAACTACATCAGCAGCAGGATTAACAGTTAATCCAACACCAAGAGGAAGAACTCGGCCTTTAATTTTGCGGTAAATTAATTGGTCTTCATTTAGTCTTCCGCTGCCGCCAAATCCGGTTAGTTTTCCTTTAATTTTCTCAATTTCCTCTTTATCTGAAATGATAGTAGCATTTTCAATATTCTTTTCGTTTCCTTCTAGAACAGCTACTTCAAAATCATTATAACCCAATTCCCAAGAAGCACTAACCTTCATGTAATTGTTAGAAGTAGGATCATTAGACTCTTCGATTATATTAGCAAGATCTTTATTAACGATTTTCCAAACAACGCCACCAAGGGTGATATTGTATGGTTCTTTTTTGTCTTTTACTTGTTCTTCAGTAAGGGGCGCATCAGTTCCAAACTCAGAAAATCCTGCTGACAATATTACCCCAACAACACTTGCGCGATTGTGTTCAATATTAATAGGCTTGTTAATGAAGTTTTTGTATACTTCACTAGCAATAGAAGAATCAATTACATCTCCATTTTTATTGACACGATTTACGACACAAGCATTAAAAGCAATTGGCAAAAGATCCATATTAGACTCAGCATTAACTTCAGGAATAAAATTCCCTACATCAATTAAACTAGCTAGTGATAAATATTTATCTTTTTCCTCAGATACTAACGGGCGTATTGAAGAGCTAAATGTTGTTGAGAATTCAAATTTCATTTTATTCTAGAAAATATGTAATGCTACCGACGGTTGCAGTTGCAATAGCTAGTCCAGAGTTATCTGGGACTCTTAATGGAGCAGAATAATTGCAATTACCTTGAGACACATAAGCTAAAATAGAACCGCTAGTTAAATTACTTGCATTTGCTAATGTAAGGTTAGCTTGCGTAGAGACATCAGTAATAAAAATTCTTGAAAGACCGCTATTAGGAGGATTAATTAATACTCCTGTTGATGTGAAATTAACGGTAGTTGTTGGTACGGACGCAATACCATTTTGAATAAAAGATTTCATTGTTTTATATATTATTTATTTTTCTTGTATTGCAATAAGCAGGTTTGAAATTTTTCTTTGTCAGTTCCCTGTTGAGAGGGTATGCATTTTTGAAGGAAATCTTTGAAATTTTGACCCTCTGTTTCATACATTGACTTGTACTCTTCCTCTTCTTCGTAAAAAGCGTAGACTTGAGCGCGAGAGAGTTGGTCCATTGTTTTGGTTAGGACTTCTCCCTTTTTATAAGTTGGACCTTCGTTAGTTACTTCATATGAAATGACTTTACCCATTTGATTTGGTAAGTCTTTGATCTCTTTTACAATTCCTTCGCTGCCATAATGATAACAATTCTTATTTACATTTCGAACCTTCTGACCAACTGTAAACATTGGTTCAGAACTCATATAATTAGCCTCAGACTCTTCGGCAAACATTACATAGTTATGAATCATTACCATGTAGTCTTCAGTGATAGCGATCTTGCCTTGTAAGAATGACTCAGTTAAATTTTCTTTAACCTTCTCATTGTTTAAAGTATTAAGAATGTTCTCCGCATGAGTTTTAATAGAATTTAAAGAGCCAACTGACATTTCTAAATATTCGTTCTTGTACTCTTCCATTTCGCCCTCTTCTGACTCCATCATTTCTTCGGCCTTTGATAAATCAGGCCAAATTTTTAAGAGATCACTTTGATTCCAAAGAGTAATCCCATCCCAATCTTCTTCGTTTGCTTGAGCTTTCTTTAATGCACTTTGCTTTGGATAATCTTTATCTCCGGGTTTTGCTGGTTTATAGTTCTTACCAAGACGGTCTTTTTTCTTTTGAATATTGTGCCAAAGACCTTTTCCAGCTTCTGTTTCTAAACTAGAAATCTCTTCCGAAGCTTTAACTGGAGAACCTGCTCTCCATTGATAACATGACCAAAATTTAGCTTTCCACTTAGGGCCGGGATTCTTATCACAACCATGTCTTGCTCTAAAACTTTTTCTTCTGGCGGGATCGTCTCTCTTGATCTCCATGTTAGGGTCACCAAAGTTAACCTTTACGACGTTTCCTTTTTCATTTTTGACGTAAACAGAAAACTTTTTAGGCCCATCAGGAGTCCTGAAAGGCTTATTTAATGTTTTCTTTTCTTTGTCTGCGGCAACAATTTTATAAGAGACATCAATTTCTAATTCTTTGGTTTTCATATCAAATATATTCTAGCCAGTTTGCTTTTTCTTGTTCTGTGTCTAAATATAAGTCATTTTCATCTTGAAAATCATAATCAAGAGCAAATTCATTGATATCACTATCTGCCTGAGAGAAATCATCGTCATTTGACTCCCAGTAATCAGTCACATCGATCTCTGAAGCTTTAGCTATATCGCTATCAGCTTTGCGATAAGAATCTTTAACAGTTTTACCAGCCATCATTCTTAAAAAAGTGTTCACACGGGCCATTGCCCATTGCCCTCTTGTTTTTCCGGGTCTGTGGCTTGAACTAAAAGCTCCAGCACCTCTACGATAAACTTTCTTTAATTGAGTTAAGCTGACTTTCTTTGAGTACTTGCTATTATGCTCTCTAACTTTCGTTTTTAAAGCTTCAACAACTTTTGCAGAAAATTCTATTGCTTTATCGCTCTTTGTTCCTGCGCTGCCACTAGGATTCTTGGCGGACCCTTTGCGTCGTTCAGAAGGTCTAGCAGGAGTCTGGGCGGAACTTTTGGGTCCAGACCTTTTTGATTCTATAATTTCTATTTCTAAACCTTGTAGATTCATAATTGATAGCTTCTTATTTATACACTTAAATTTAAGCACTAAGGAAATTATAATGGCCCATTCGTATTAAAGTTTGTGTAATTTAATCCTTTTAATAATCCGCTCATGAATAGACCATTAGCATGAGGATATGAATTTTGGTCCATATCACAGTAAAAATTAAAATCTAAAACCGCATTTGCACCGATTGAAGAATCATAAGAAAGATCCTTAAATTTAGCCCCTCTAATATCGTATCTAATGATAGTTTCTGAATTGTTATTCATCTTTATTACGATGTCATATTTAGAATCAGAACGGATATCAGAAATAAGATTGCCTGAATAATTTAAATTTCTATAAATTGTAGAAAAACTGCCTTCAACTGTTATAGGGGTATTTATTTGGCGATCTACTGGATAAACATATCCTAAACTCTTCAAAGGTTCTCTTTCTAAAGGAAGATTAAAATTAAAACTTTGTATTGCGGCGTCTTGAATTATTTTATTAGATATCGTTTTAGAACTAGAGTTCGCGTCATATACATCAATTATAATATCTCCGTGAAGCAATACAGAGATAGCATTTCCAGTTTCTTCAAATGAAGTATTATAGTTTGGAATGGTGAACTTAATATTTGAATTAACTAAGCCACTCTTTGGCTCTACATAAGGAGAAATAATGTTAACACCTGATGAATTATAAGATACATTATGAGCTACATAATTAACATTTGCTTTAGGAAAATCTCCTACTTGAGCTTGGACTCCATAAGAAGTAATATAGCAATTACCGAAAGCTAGAACTGGAAAGCCAGAGATGTTGCTTCCAATTGCATCTGTGTTATTTGGGGTAATACTTAGGAATAAATTCCTTTGATCTCTGTATTTGAAAGGATATTTAAATGTATTATTGGTTGATTGAGTTAGGTTATTATCAAAAGCATAATTCTGATCTCCAAACGAAAACCCTGATAACAAATTGCCACTAGGATAAGCTTGTTGACCATCAAATTGATCTAAATTAGGAGGCCCAAGTTTAACATAAAAACCCATCCTCGCTTCATTTCTAAGATCTTTTATGTTATAATTAAAACTAATACTAACATCAGGAGGAGTTAGAGTATAATCATAAATAGCAGAAGCATTTCCTATCTCTGAGAATCTAGAAGACTGAGTATTTATTTGATAACTGAATTGATTTATTCTTTTAAGAGGCTGTATTAAATTGTAAATACCATTATTACCTAAATTAGCATTTAAATCAGAAAAAAAATAACCACTCGCTGGCGCGGGGCCAATGAATAGTAACTGACTATTATAAATTACTCTGTTTGTAGCCATTAGATTTTACTATGGTAAAGCAAGCTCGCCATGTAAGAATCGACTTGATGTTCGCAAGCAATTTCATGAATCTCTTCAATCCTTTGAGTATTTTTATCTACAGGGCTTTGAACGTATTGATCAATTTTAGAAATCCAATTGCCCTTATCTTCATTTGCAACAATAATTTTTGTAATATCAAGAACTACTTCTTTTTGTTTGTTGTTTAGTTTTTTAAGTTTATGCTTTCTCTTTAAAAAAACTTCTACTTCTGCACCTAATTTATTTGTAGCCTCTACAGCGTCTTTTAATTTCATTACGCTGTAATTAGCTTTTGAAGAAGTGCCAATTGGTTTTACGTTTTTGGTTGTTTGTTTGATGCCGGTGCTACCAGATGGTCTACCTGCTGCATCTATCTTTGGACCTCCAATAAGAGGTTGGTAAAATCCTTTATCTTTTAGATCAACAAAACTTGTTTGTGATTGAATTGACTCATCTGGAGTAGGCAATACACCAGTTTCAATAGCTTTAAGACCCTCCTCTGGAGTAAGAACGCCAAGTTCAATAAGACGAGTATATATTCTATTAAGATTTTGGTCTGTCTTAAGGTCCATGTCTTCAAAGAATGGAGTAGGAAATACTTTAAAACCAATTTCTTTAGAAATTCTTTTGACTTCAGGAAGTAAAAAGTCTGTGATAAAAGCTTGGCGAGCTTGTAGTAATTTTTGTCCTAAGAGAGAGACTTTCGTAGCAGAATTAGCAAATTTTTCATTACCAACAAGGATATTATTTAATCCAATATTTATATCTTTATCAATCACCTCATATTTCTTTGGGTCAAGGATGTCTGCGATTTGAGGGATAACGAATTCTGCTTTTGTAGTATAATCAGCAATCAAAACTCTACCAATCGATTGATTAGCGAAAAGATTTTGCATTGTCTTTAAGTTTTCTTGATTAACGCCGCCTTTATCTGGCTCTGCGCCCATTGTTACTACAAGAATTACTTGTTGTAATGTTCTGGTAAGAGCCATGTCCATTCGGCGCATTTCTATTTTTGCACTAATATCTTCTAAAACAGGGAAACCCATTGGCACAGCAAAAGGTTCGTAATCTTGTTTCTTGTAAAATACAGCATAAAACTTCTTAGTATCTAAATGCAATAAAACTGCCGTCGCTTTACCCCTTAAAATTTGTTCTTTAGCTAGTGGTTGTAGAGAATCTAGAATTTCTTTGTCTTCTTCTGTTCTTGGATTTCTAATCTGCTCAAGTTCATAATCGGTTAGAATTTTATAGTATTGCCCTCTGTTAAATGACAGGTTACCATTCACTTGAACATCTGCTGGATTGATGATAATGTATCTAGCAGGTAAAGAAACTTTTGCAGCTAAAGCTTGAGAACCGAAAACTTGACTGATTTTAGACACATCTTCTTCTTTTATGTTTGTGTCATATCTATAAACGAAAACATTTCCAGAACGATAATACTCTCTGAAGAACTTATCCTGCAATGCAGTGATATTTATCTTATTGAATAAAGCCTGAAAGAAATCTCTCGCGCTTTTATTACCACCTTTTAAGTGGATATTTCCGCAAGAGAGTTCAGACATCAAATCAATAGTATTTCTGAACAAACCAAAATTATAGTAAGCTTTTTGGCAAAGGATTACTGTATCTCGGACATCAATATTAGATTTGTTATAATTATAACCAGTAGCATAATTAAATGGCACCATTCCATCATCAATATTACGAAAACGATCTGTTCTTTCGATTGTTGATGCGGCATTTCTACGAGTTCTTGTCTCCGTAACCCTGCTCGCTACGCCACCATGAGCAGGAGTTGCACCCTCTACAATCATAGGAGCAAAAGAACTTTCCTGTAGTTGATCTTTTTTAACCTTTGCCATAAGCCTAATAATTAATTACACATTTTAAATTAAAATTGGTGTAAATCCCGACGCTACTATTTTATTTTCAGTAGTCATAATATCATTATAGCATTTAGAGCCCCATTTCGCTAACATTAAAGCAGTATAATTATCTTTTCTTGCTCTATTAGGGGAATTGGAACGCTTTAGGTGTTGTGGTAGATCGAAATTAACAGAGCCACGACTGCTTGTAGTAAACTCAACAAGAGAACACTGCTTCTTAGTGTTGTAAACTAACATATCTTGATGCTCTATTAGATCCAGCTTATTCCAATCTTTATTTTCATCTACGAATATTAATTGTTCTGGGATTCTCTTATTAATCTCTTCGTTAAAAAATGACTCATTAGCTACAGCCTTTGAAGCGAACCATATTTTCTTATAATCAATAGCTGCTTGCAGGTTCTCATTACCTCTTCTAATGAAAGTAGTTGTGAATACTTGAGTGACTGCTATTTGTTTATTTTCTAGGTTGTATTGGCTCTTTGCTTTTTGAATCATCTTTGTATATTCAATACCTTCAAGATCCGAATCAAAGTCAATAAACTTAATTTTTTGAGATTCTGATTCTACAAATTGAGATTCATTGTAAGTATTAAAAAAAATGTCTGCGCCAGCATTATCGCAAATGATATAAACAATATTAAAACTCGTCATTAAGTAATGAAAGTATTTAATATGGGCGCTTAAATTGCCAAGACCAGCATAACAATGAACGAGAACATCGTTTTTGTTTTCTCGGTCTATTTCTATGATAGCCATTGCAAAATAGTCAGCATTTGGACTGTCACTCATGTTGGGGTCCATTGCTAATATGTATTCTTTGCTACTATCTCCTTTAATTTGTGAGTGAGGACGCTCTTCAAATTTTAAAGTGCATTCCTCCATCTTCTTCATGCTGAAATAAGAGTCGCTGCCATCTGTAAATTGAGCGCAATACTCTCTTAAAAATGAAGCGTGAGAAGCCCCACCATTTTGTGCTTCTTCTGTGATGGAAGAATCAATCATTTCGGGAGGTAAAGCTTCGTAACTCAATTGGGATACGAAATAAGTTGCATTAGTTGATTCTTTTGAATAGATATTATCACACCATTCTTTGTAAGTCTTATAAAGATTTTCGAAAGTGTAAGAGGCGGACGACAGGGCAATCATTTTGGAAGTATTTTTAAACTCCATTCGATCTGCTTCTGTCATAGCTCCTTGTCGGATTAATTCATCTTCTTTTTCACGAATACCAATACGTTCTTTGATGTCTTGAGGAACAATCAAGAATGGCATCAATACGTTTTTAATAATATCTTCTGGCAATAATAGGAACTCATCAAGAACAAGAGCATTAGCACGAAAACCACGAATCTTTTCACCGCTTAAAGGAATTGCTTTTATTGAACCTTCATTAATAGACCAGTCATATTCGTCATTGCGTTTTGACTTTGCGCCAAACGCTTGCATCAAAAGGTCTGCGCCTTTAGATTCAGTAATCTTTTCTATTGAATTAAAGATGCTTCTTGCTGTTCTGAATGTTGGACCAGCAATTAGGATTTTACTTTTGGGTTCAAATATACACTGTAGGAAACAAAACACCGCAGCAGAGAAAGATTTAGAAGCACCGCGACCCCACACGTTCATGCAAAAGTTCCGGTTCAGCATTCCTTTAATTACAACCTCTTGATAGGGCCATAATTTTATACCAGAGATTAACTCTGTAGTGACACCTATATTTGAACGCAAGAATTTAGCTAAAGTTATTTTAGCCTCTTTGTCTTCAAGGGTATCTTTTAGTCTAGAATATTCATCATTTAAATTTGGAATTATTCTATTGTATTTTTCTGGGGTATACCACATATTATAGCATCTTTAGGTCATAGCAAAGTTGCAAGTCATATTTAAAAAAGTTTTCATCAGTAGAAAACATCTTTTCAATTATCCTAACAGATTCTTTGCGGCCCTTGGCAAACAAGAATTGCACATGAGGATATTTCTGTATCAATTCTCTAACATTATGGAATATAAATTCAGGATTTACTTTTGTAGCTTTCTTGTATACATGAGGGAGGTAGTTAAATGACAGTGAATTACTCAAGCTTTCTTCTATAATAATAACCATGTTGGCATTTACATCACTAGCCTTCTCTATTTCTCGGCAAAACCTTTCGTAACCTGCGCTCAATGTACCAATAAAATCAGAAATAGATTTTCTTTCGAAATAAAGTTTACCATCATAACTAGGGTGACTAAATCCATAATCACCAAACTTAAGAGTGCGAACTTCAGAAGCCATATTAAAGATAAATGGTTTCTGTTCTCGGGTATCAATATAAATAGTAGAGCCTTCAGTTTGTAATTTTTTTAAATTATCTAAATTTTTTGGATATACATGCTTATTTTTAAAACCAAGCTTTGCTGTTTCTTGATAATAGTCACCAAAAATTTCTTGCAAGTAAATAACGCTTGGGCTTAATACGCTACGAAGCTCAACTTGAGATGGCGTATATTGCAAACCCTTTCTGTCTTTTCTCTTAAGAAGGAGATCTCTACAATATACTTTTCGATTTTCTAGAGATTGAGTTTTGAGCCAATTTTTTAGATTGTTTTTATTATTAAAGTCAGTGCTAAAATATTGTTCTTTGTTTTTATAATTAATAATAGAGTTATCGAAGAGGTCGTAGCGGGGTAATTGTTGTTGATAGTATTCTATTACTCTTAATTTATGAGTTTTGAGATGGCGATTTAAATCCGCATCTGTGTCATAATTTTTCTGACATATTTTACATGTTTCAGCCATTTAACACCTCGTCTTCTGAAATTCCTAGTATGCGACATTTGATTTCGTCCATTGTAGAGAGACGATCTATCTCATTCTTGACCATTGCTTTTCTCCTCTCTGCTAGTTTAATCAATTGGATGCGAGACTCTTCTTCTTTCCACATCTGAACAAGATTTAGTATACTTGCATTCTCTTTGATTTGTTTACTAAGTCGGTCGCTTCTTTTAACCTTTAAGTCATTTAAGAGTTTCTGTTGCCGAATGGTAGATTGATTGTATTCATCTCTTGCTCCGCTAATAGCTTCTACAAGAGCCATTGGAATTTTACCACCACCATCAACTTCAGCATCAATTTGATTCTGTAATGTCTGGATGGTCTCTTGAATATTAGCAGAAATAACAACCTCTGTTGCTAAAACAATATATTGATCTACTTCTTCTTGAGTAAGGTCTGGCTTGTCATAAGTGTAACGCACAAAAGAACTCTCAAATAACTCTCTATCGATATTAGAAGAGTAACTATTTATTTGATGCAAGAAACGGTAAGTGTGCATGTAACCAATAATTGCATTTATTGCAGACTTCTGTCGTGAAGTTATTTTATCTTTATCAATACCCTCATGAACATAACGATTAATCCTGAAAAGCATCCTGTCTGGGGTCTTGGGAGGCTGGTAATCAGAATCAGCTAGGCTCTCTTGGTTCCTAGCTAGTGGTGAACCGTTAACTATCTTAGGGTCAAGGGTTTTAATATATTCAATGACCGTGCGGGTTTCTTGACTAAGGCTAGTAAGGCTTTGATTGTTAAATAAAGTCCTTGTGATCTCAAGTGTACCCATTGAATTTACATTATTAGCAGTAAATTCTTTTTGGTCTTGACTTAATTCTATCTTATCTTTAGGTTGATACTCGTAAGAAGCTCTCGCTCTCAGCTGTCTTGATGCTAAGAACTCTTTAACTTTCTTACCGTGCCAACTTCTACCGTCTGCCCCATCAACATTAGGAAAAGTAAGCCTAACAAGTTCAAGCAAAGAAGGGGGATTAGTAGGGCGATTGTTCCACTCATTTAAAATTGATAGTTTTTGTTGATCGTTAAGTTCTTGGGGTTCATTTTCAGCCATAAATTTCTACTTCTCCATTAATTATGCACCGTTTTGCTTTTACTATAATCGAACGCTTGAGATTCTTTATCTGCTTGTATCCGGGGGAACGATTCTTTTCTGTAGTTTTGAATCCTAATAGTTTAGCCACATTTTCTTCTGTTTGATTTTGCAAACAAAGCATCTCATAAACAATCCACTCAGCAGGTTTCAATACTTTTCTCAATGCAGAACTTAAACTCTGAGTACTTTTCAATAGATCAAACCCTTCGTTGGTCATGTCATACACTTCTTTAATGTGATTCTCAAGAGGAAGAGTCACCTTTGTATTGAAGGCATCTTTCTTATTACTTTCCCAATGAGCATAGAGAGGACATTTCTTACACTGCTCTCCATATATAGAACAAGAGTCATTCCATTCTGCCGCCGCGCACTTTAAACAAGGTCTAGCATAGTTGCCATAATTGTTTCTTATGATGTTCTTGATTTGATTTGATATGATAATGTTTAACCAAGGGGCAAGAGGTTTTTTTGGGTCATACAAAGTCCATTTTTTATAGATATGAATTCTCAATATCTGCTCAACGTCTTCAAAATCAATCCAAGAAAGAGCAGAAAGATTCCACTTATTTTTTCGCTTACGAATTTCTTCGTCTATGACGTTAATGTTCTTTTCAAAAGATTGTTTTTGAACTTTGAGAGCCATTTTATTTATTTCTTAATGTACCAGCTTCTTTTTTAAAAATTTTTAGTATTTCCTTTTGAGAAATAGTTGTTTGTTGCCTATCAATAGAACGAGAGAGACTATCAGGGACAGAAGCGGCAATCTTAGAAAGGACTTCTTTCTTTGGTAAATCGTACTCTATATCAACTTGTAAACCTCCTTTTAATTCAGGAATACCATGAGCTTCTTGCTCATCATCACTTTCATCATCACCCTGTTCGTCATACTCTTCTTGTGCGCGAAGTTTATTTTGCTTTAACTTCTTGTCATCTTTGTTTTCTACGGCAACGCCATAGAACGCCGTACCACAAGCAGAACAAAACCTTGGTTTTACTTGAGCGTATAAATTAGGACTTCCACATTGAGAGCAGTAAATTTTTTGCATGATTTATTAATTTATTATAGGTCTATAAAGTTAAAAAGTAAGTGTAATTATAATAGAATGAAGTACTCATTCAAAAATAATAAAGGGATAGAATATAATATCAGTTGGACTAAACCTCCAAAAGACTATTATGGTCTATGTGATTCGCCAGAAACAAAGAAACCTCAAATACAAATCGACCCTACACTAACAAAGCAAAAGACTGTCAACATTCTAATACATGAAGTATTACACGCATTCTTCTGGGGCCAATCAGAAACAAAAATAACTAAATGCGCGAATACTTTATCAAGATTAATTAATCAAAGAATGAAAGACAAGTTTACTGAATAATTGACTTATATTTAGTAATCTTATCAACAATAAAGCGAGTAATTCCGCTTCTCATAATATCTTCTTGCCCCAATTTGAAGTAATGAATGCCATTGTTTCGACTGTCTTCATCTTGAAAAATATCGCAAAATTCTTTAAACCCAGATTTCTTACCCAAGTCATTTTGCATAATCGTATCGCCGCAAATAAATAGTTTGCTAAACTTGCCCATTCGGGTGGCTGCGGTCACAAGAGAATCAAACATCATGTTTTGACCCTCATCTAGGATCACAGAGTTAACGTTAAATGTATAACCGCGAAGCAATGAGACAGGATAGGTTTTAATCCTTTCTTGCTTATTTAATAGATCAATACTAGATTTGCTAATCAATTCTTCTAACTTATCAAATAGAGGAATATTGTAAAAGAAGGTCTTTTCGTCCAAGTCACCAGTTAGATAACCTGTTTGGCCGTCTGTGCTTTGAATTAAAGAGCGAATATAAACGAGGTCAGATACTTTTTTTGTCTTTATCAGTTCTAGAGAGCAATAAACACTCAATAGAGTCTTAGCTGTACCGGGAAGCCCATCTAGAATAACAATATTGGTATTCTTATCTAAAGAAGTTTCAATAATTTGTTCTTGCTTTGGGGTCCATTTTAGTTTGCGAATATCAAATTCATCTTTTAGTTTTTCTCTTTGAGAGACATGAGGGGAGTTATCTTTTTTGGACATTTATTTGATCTTCTATTGTTAATTAGATGTACTATATATAATGAAGAATAAATTTCGGGTCACGGTTGTAAATCCTAGGACCTGTAGAAAGAGAATTTGTTGTGAGGGTTGTAAACTGTCATATGATAAACAAGATTATTTATTATTCTATACTTTACACAAATTAGTTTATTTTAATATGCTTGCAGAAGATGGCAAACAAATGAAGATTTGTGACTCTTGTTTAGTGTCGCTCGCTTCGATGACTTGCGCGAAATATGATTTACCATATATAACCATTATAATAAAAGGCACTAAAAATACAAAACAAATTAATATCGATTATACTGAAGATAAATTATTTGAAACTGAATTAATAAAAGTTTTCAGCAAGATCCGTTAATTTTCCTTTCATTTCTGGCGGTCTTTCCTCCGGGGGAGTAGAACTTATCTGGTATTTCATTACATTGTAGGTAGAGTTAATGTCATTTCTATTCTTTAAAGTATTTCCTTCAAAAGAAACAATCTTAACATTTCCTATTACATAACCTTTATTTGGATTTATTCTGTCCAAAGATGCTGATCTATTCTTGTCTACTCCTGATCTGTACAGTATTTTGTGGCCCAAAATGGGGCAGGTATCATTTTTAATATTTATTAAATACTCTAGAGTAAGGTTAAACTCTAAATTCTTTTCTCTTGAACGTCTTTTTGCTTCGCGGAGGATGACTCTTTTTAAATAGAAAGCTTCGCCAGTTATTGGGTCCGCCATTTTTTCTTTCTTTTTTTCGTATTCTATTGTATAGCAACAAGATCTACATCTGTTTTTTTTTCTAGTAAATTCTATATCTTCTTTTTCATTTCCACAGGTAGAACATTTGATTAACATTAAATATATCTACACAAGTTATATCGAAAAAGCCCTTTTTCCGGGGAGGACTCCGGGGATTTTTTGACCTTGCAGATTCTCCAGTTCTTCCTTTTGGTCTTATTTTTTAGAAATATGGGGGGGGGATAGTATTAGATATTAATATATAGACAGAGAGAGAATAGTAAGTATTTAGTAAAGTTAAGGAGATAGAATAATAGATTCTTTAATAGGGTTATATTAATAAAAGAAGGGTAGAATAATGAATTCTTTTAATTGGTATGTTAAAAAACAAAAGGTTTGATATATTAGGGCAGAATAATTATAGAGGGATATTAATAAGAAGTATATTAATAAAAGAAGGGCAGAATGATTTTTAGACCCCCCCGTACCCATATTTAGGAAATGTCGGGCATTATTTCCAAAATTGGGGGCATTGTCAAGTGGGAAAAA